CCATCAAACCATTGACCGTATGGCACAAACTGTAGATTGTCTAAGTCGTCACCCCTATAGAATCCAACTGGATTACATCCAGGCTCAGGTATGGTCCACATAACTTGTAATTGACCTTGATTTGGAGCAAAAGGAAAACAATCAATCTGACCTTGTAAATTTTCAACACCAGAGCAAAGAGGCGGTATGCTGTCATTATCTGGTTGCGCAACAATAAGAGAAGGTAAAAAGAAAATAATTAATAATAAGTATCTCATCTTAATGATCTTGAATTAAGTGTAACCTCTATATTAAGTTTTGTGGGATGTGTAGCCGTAGCTGTTATAACCGACGATTCAGTAGCTTTTGCAGTTACTACAACAGGCTCTGTTACATCCATACTGCCTGTAGATGTATTTATTGTGATACTCATTAGACAAGAATACTAAAGTCGTCTTTAACTATAAAGTTTCCAAAAAGTATTGTGCGAGCATTGCCTTCGCCGTCAATAGTATCACTAGCGTCTACATATTGTATATCATATCTATGAGTTCCTGCTGGTAAATTAAATTTTACATCAGCTGCTGAAGCTTCAAACCTAACTTTACCTGTAGCTGTTGATGCGGTTGTACTCTCGTCGTCTGTAAGTATTTGATCTGTAATAATAGTAGGAGGCGGTACTACCGTATTGGTGCCCATAGCAATCCCATTTGGTGCAGAAACTGCAAAATGAAATGTATCACCATATAGGTTTAAAGGATTATCACTAGAATCTTTTAGTGTCAGTTCTAATTTAAAAGAATCACCACGCTTAACAGTGATGTCAAGTCTTTTTGATATGTCGAAATTTATCTTTGCCATTTTACATCATTTGCTGTGGTTCTGGTTCCTCACCTTGAGCTATTTGTGTGATCTTCATTTGATTTTCTGCGTTATCCTCTTGACGCTGATCCTTCCTATCCTCTTTCATTATATCTAACTTCTCTTTGAAGTTTTGATCATCCTCTTTAAATCCAAGAGTAGCCTGAGCTCGTATTGTTTCAATCTCTTTATTGAACTCATGTCTCATCTGAGCTAGCTGCATTTCAAGCTGACCCTTCAACTGTATCTCTTGCTGGTCTATTTGAGCTTGCGCTTGCAATTCTTGCATACGAGCTGCTGAAGCTTGTTCTGCAGCCGCTGCAGCTTGTTGAGCTTGCTGTTCAGAATTCTGCATAGCCATCTGCTGCTGCTCCTGCATTCTCTTTTTTCTACGTATAATAAGTAACCTTTCCGCCTGATTGACATCCTTGATGTTTCTTATAGCCATGGCATCTTCTAAATCAATCTGTTGCTGCTGTATAGCCATCTGTATATTCATCTCCAGATATTCTTTATCCTTATCCTCCATCTCCTTAACAACATGCACCCCGAAGTTGTACATAGACAATTCCTTAAACGAAGTAAGCACATTCATGTTTTCTTCGCCTATAGCATTTGTATATATCTTGTATAGAACTGAATCCGATGGAAGTATCTGTAAGCATTTAACAACATCCTGACAAACCCTCTTAAACAACATCATTGATGCGTTTGTGATATCATATATTGCATTATTACCAGCATTGATTGCTTGCTGCTGAACACCTACAAGAGCATCACCTTTTGGTGTAGAAGCATCCATAGCCTCATTAATACCCGTCGTGTCTCTAATAAGCTGCATGTAGTGATTATACAAACCTATGAGCTCATTTATGTTTCTTATAGTATTCCCTATCTCACGTATAGGTGGGTTTTGAAATCCTCCCTCTGGATTTTTACTTCTGTAATAGAAGACACCAGTCTGCTCGTATATGTCATGTAGTTCTAGAGGTTGCAACTCACCGCCTTTACCTAACTGTACATTCTCTAAACCTTCAATATCTATGATTAAACCGTCTGGCTTAGCTTTAGCTATCGCTTGCTGTATCTTTAGATGTGTAAGCTGTAGCATATCTGCAAATCCAGAACAACTCTCTACCATAGATTTAGGTATCATTCTTCTGATATTGGTAGCTGCTACAGAATACGAAAGCCTGCATTTTGATATATCGTGAATGTTCTTTGGCACATTCTTAGATCTACCGTAATTAAAAAGCTTGTCAGCCTCTAAGATGTAGCAGCCTCCATAAACAACAGCCATCTCCATCTTGTGAGGAGTCCTCTCGAAGACACTACCAGACTTTTCTTTATAAGAAAAACCTTTGTAGTAAAATCCGTTATTACCGTGTCTACTTTCTTTCTCTTCAAAGAACATCGTGTCTACAGATATAAACTCAAAATCTAGAACATCGACCATATACTCATCATAACCGTAGTTTGTTCTATTGAGGCGGTCGTCGTAGTGTTGTAGAGACATCTTGTTTGCATCGTTGCCTCTTTTATTTTTAACCTTATCTGCTATTTCTTTGTATTGCTCTTCGGTAAAAGACCCAGCTGACATTCTCTTCAACTCCTGAATAGACATTCTCTTTACACTTCCTGCATATACTAAATCCTCAAAATTTGGATCTTCCGTGTAGCTATGTATAAAAGAAGCTGGATCTACATACTCTATCGATATGCCTTGGTTAGGATCATTCCTTCTTTTAACAACACCCATACCAAGCGTAACTATATCGTTAACAGCTCTTCTATATGTAGTATCAGAAAAGTTACTCCAGGATAATGTCATGTTTGTCCCGACCTGAGCAGCTATCTCAGCATCAGTCTTAATGTTAGTATCCATAAATATTTCAGCCTCCTCTAACGTGTCTGGTATATTATCTGGATCCATATCCAGAACAACACCTGTTTTTTCTTTCAAAGACTTCAATAGCTCTTTTGCCTCCACTTGCATTCTCATCTTATCCTTTCTCTTATTCTTCTCAGAAGATGATAATGGATCTATAGATTCTAAATTTGGGTATGGATCTCTTGCTAAAGTTTTGTTTACAACTACTTTTACAAATTTTGGGAGTATAGGTACTGGAGTGTAATCTAAATTTAAAAGACTTCCGTCACCCTTGTTTGGTGATAAAGAATTTAAAAGCTGTTTGTATATAGTTGTATCCTGAGTACCGTTAGAATAATCTCTGTTTCTATCAAACAATTTGTTTCTTCTAGCATACAGAGAAGACACCTCGTTCATTTCGCCCCACTGAGCGTGAATAGCCTTTGCGTACTGTAGTCCGTATGCATCAGACTCTTTGGTTTGTTGATCCGCTAACGGATCGGGAAAACCGTTCTTTTTATTTACGTTATTTTGTCCGTACATATTATGCAAATATAGTAAATCATCCAGTTACCTTATATCTCCTAAAAAACTGCTTTTCAGTAAAGTTACTTTTAGGCTTTGGCTTGCTTTTTTGAGCAGCCAACAAAGCTAATCCAGAGCTTATCGTTAAGTCAAATTTTGTTCTTTTGTCTATCTTAAATCCTATCCAATCCTCAAGTGTATCATTGAAGTACATATTCCCTATATTTCCTGTTTCGTAGTTTACACCAACGTGTTCATGTATATACGATTCTATTGCCTGAGCATGTGATTGTATTACGTCTTGAGAGTTTGATGGTATACCTTTAGTTTTTACAGAAACAGTCTTTGTGCTACCTTTTAAATGTTGAGGCCTATCCATAAGATATCCGTCGTAACCTCTTGACTCAAAGTGCCTTGCTATACCATACTTGTTGTTTTCTATTAGTATAGGATAACCATAGAAAAACGCACACATCAAAACATCCTCATAAAATATTTTTGCAAGATCTGGACGGGATGCATACTCAACAACAAACATATTTGATGGATTCTCCATATGGAATTTATTGTAAAGATGCAAGGCACCTTTTGAACCCCTACCGTCTAGCGTAGCGTCAAGATCATAGCTATCCACACCACCGCATCCTCTGTCTGAAAAAGGCGGTACCCTTTTACCTCTATCTACTCTCACTACGTTTCTTTGAGATTCTGGCGGCATCCACGCTATCTTAAATCTACCGTTTACGTCTGGACTAAATACAACCTCTTTATCTTTTTCTTTCCATATAAAGTTACCTTTTACTACGGGGTTTGGAAACAGCTCATCATTATATTCTATCTGCTGATATATCTTACCTATATTAAATATACTACCCTCGATACTATCCCTGAAGGCTTCGTCTGTGGTAAAAGGGAATTGCCTAGTTACCTCGTTAAGTTCTGAGGGATCATGCTTAAGGCTCTCTCTTTCGTTTTTTAAATACTCCCTAGACCCTATAGAAATCATATCACCATCTATACCCTCCACCGCTTCTTTTGGTGTGCTTACAACAGGCTGGCCATATTTATCAAAAAAGCCCTCTATAGCCTGCTGAGCTGGTATAAATAATCTATATAGCCCGCTTATAGTTCTACCATTCGCGTTCCTCTCCAAAGGATTCGAGTCCGCCCATAGCTCTTTGTACTCTTTTCCCCCTTTGCTCATCGGATTTACCGTGCTTCCCACCAAAGCCTTTCCCACGATTTTTCTTCCGACGATCAAACAAGTCCTCTGAATCCTCCATGCGTCTCTTATGTCTGTAGGTTTTTCCCATTTTCCAGCTTCATCTAAATACAATATGTGTAGCTTTTCACCATCGTATGCGTTATTAGTTGTGTTTTTCCAGTTAATAACCGTATTAAGAGCTTCACCCGTTTGTGAG